AAAAGTCAAATGGTGAGGAGTTGGGGAACCCTCTTTGGATAGATCAACCAGACTATCGGCAACCAAGATCCGTCACCATATCATGGACTGTCGATAGTCTTTTATTTTATGGTGTTGCATATTGGCGTGTAACAGAATTATATGCAGATGATTTAAGACCATCACGATTTGAGTGGGTCGCTAACAATAGAGTTACATTTACATCGAATAAGTTTGGTACAGAAGTAGAAGAATACTTTGTAGATGGTGTTAGAGCACCTATGGCTGGTGTTGGTTCACTTATCACATTCCAGGGATTAACACAAGGTGTATTAACTACCGCAGCACGTACAATACAAAGCGCATTAGATATTGAAAAGGCCGCAGCTGTATCTGCACAAACTCCAATGCCAAGTGGTTACATTAAAAACACAGGCGCAGATCTACCAGAGCAACAAGTATCAGGATTATTAGCACAATGGAAGCAAAGCAGACAAAATAGATCTACAGCATATTTAACTTCTACTCTATCTTACGAAACCACAGGCTTTAGTCCTAAAGATATGATGTATAACGAAGCGCAACAGTATTTGGCCACACAAGTAGCACGTGCGATGAACGTACCTGCATATTACATAAGCGCAGATATGAATAACAGCATGACTTATCAAAACATTATTGATGGTCGCAAAGAGTTTGTAGCATATTCACTACAGCCTTTTATCTGTGCTATTGAAGATCGTTTAAGCATGGATGATATTACTCCTAGAGGCCATGTAGTTAAGTTTGCTATAGAAGAATCATTCTTAAGAGCTGACACAATGAAGCGCCTAGAGGCATTAGAGAAAATGATAAATCTAGGTTTAATCGATGTGGAAGAAGCTAAAGAAATGGAACAAATGACACCTAACGGAAGAGAAGAAGATAATGAAACTTACATTCAGTAGCCACATAGAAGCTGCCGATACAGAACGCAGAGTTATTGCAGGCAAAATCGTACCTTTCGAAGAGGTAGGCAATACTTCCGTTGGTAAGGTCGTATTCGCTAAAGGCTCAATAGATATAGGCGATCCTGGCAAGGTCAAGATGCTTATGCAACATGCACCAGAGCGCCCAATAGGCCGCATGCAAAAATTTAACGAAGAGAAAGACGGAATCTACGCATCATTTAAGATCAGCGCATCTATGCAAGGTCAAGATGCTTTAATTCTTGCTGGCGAGCAATTAATCGATGGTTTGTCAGTCGGTGTAGATGTAAATAAGTCCGTACAGAAAAAAGAGTATTTATATGTAACCAGTGCAACACTAAGAGAGGTTAGCCTGGTAGAAAGCCCAGCATTTACAGCTGCGCAAGTAACTAAAGTTGCTGCTAGTGAAAACGAAGCAGAGACACCAATCGAAACTAAAGAAAGCGAGGCTCCTGTGGAAGATTTAGCAACAGCGCCACAAGAAGCAAAGGCAGAGGCTGCTACTCCTACAGTAGAAGCTGCACGCCCTACAATTACAGCACCACTTATTACAACTTCAGTACGTTCACCAATTAACTCAATGGCGAAGTACACAGAGCACAAGATCAAAGCTGCACTAGGTAGCGATGAATCTAAGCTTTATATTGCTGCAGCAGATGACTCATTTTCAACTAACCCAGCATTTAACCCAACTCAATATCTAACTGAGTTTGTAACAAACACACGTTTTGGCACACCAACAATCGATGCATGTTCACAAGGCACACTGCCAGCATCAGGTATGACAATTAACGTACCATCTTTGGTAACTACCGCAGGTGGTGGCACAGGTGTAGCACCAGTTGTAACTGTTGAGGCAGAGGCTGGCGCAGTACAAAATACTGGCATGGAAACTGCTTACCTATCAGGTACAGTGTCTAAGTACTCAGGCATGAACACACTATCTATTGAATTGTTAGAGCGTTCAGACCCTAACTTCTATGCAGAGCTAACACAACAGCTACAAAATGCTTATTTGACAACTATTGACACTGCAGCATTAACAGCATTACTAGCAGCAGGAACATCAGCATCAGCAGTATCAGCAGATAGCGATGGAATCGTTGCTTATACAGCACAAGCAGCAGCAGCTGTTTACAAGAACACTGGCTACTTTGCACAGAACTACATCGGCAACCCAGCACAATGGCAAGCTTTGATGGGCGCACTTGATAACACAGGTCGACCAATTTACAACGCAATTCAGCCAATGAACGCAGGCGGAGATGTACGACCTTCTTCAATTCGTGGAAATGTATTAGGACTTGATCTATACGTAGACAAGAACTTCTCACAGACTGCATTTGATGATAACTCAGCTGTAATTATTGCACCAGAGGCATTTACTGTATATCGCAGCCCACAGGCTTACATGTCAGTAAACGTAGTATCAAACCTACAAGTACAGGTAGCAATTTATGGCTTTATGGCAACAATCGCCAAAATGCCTTACGGAATCATCAAGTTCGCAGCAACACCTTAATTAAATAAAATCAGTAATCTGTGGGGTTTAGTAGCCCTAGCCCCACAGAGCTATTAGCAAAGGAGTAGAGATGCCAGCAACGTTTGTTACAACAGCCGAGTTACGGGCTAATCTTGGTATTGGTTCACTCTACTCTGATGCGACAGTGGAAGAATGCTGTCAAAGTAGTGAAGACCTCCTGCAACAATACTTATGGCACAATGATGCCCCAGTAGTAGCCACAGCATTACAAGATAACGTGGCAACACTTATGCTTTCTAATCCGAACGCATTTGTAACAGGTCAGCAAATAGTAGTAAGCGCTTGTGGTTCAACATTTAATGGCACTTACACAATCACTGGCACAATACCGCCAAGCACAGGCACTACTAATCTAATTCCAGTATTTATGTATCAATATGGCCAAGCCAATTACCCTAATGGTTATTCATTTGTGCAATATGCAAAAACAGCAGCTAATCAAAATTTTCATAAAGTAGTACCTTATGGCAACGCAAGAGGCCCAGAACACAAGACCCAATCTTATGCGAGCACCCCTGCAATACGAGAAGCTGCGATGATAATTGCAGTGGACATCTGGCAAGCAAGACAAGTGAGCCAGACTGGTGGGGTAGGCATGGATGGGATCAGTGCCAGCCCTTATCGAATGGGTTATCAGCTGATTAACCGAGTGCGTGGTCTCATCCAGCCGTATTCAAGTCCAGCATCACTGGTAGGCTAATGGCCGCAATAACTACACTTCGTGGCACGCTTGCAACAGCTTTAACCAATGCAGGTGTTTGGTCAGTGTTTAGTTTTCCACCAAGTACACTTCTCGCAAACAGCGTGGTAATCACTCCATCTGATCCGTACTTAATACCGAGCAACAATGACCATATTACAGTATTACCTTTGGCTAATTTTAAGATTTTAATAACTAAACCTGCATTAGATAATCAAGGCAATTTAGCTGGTATGGAAGATTATCTAGTTGCCGTAGTAACAAAGTTAGCGGCAGCACCACTAACACTAAACATATCAAGTGTCTCAGCTCCATCAATCGTTAGCGCAAACAGTGGCGATCTTTTGGTTAGCGAGATAACAGTATCAATCCTAACGAGCTGGAGTTAAAACATGAGCGATGCACAAGACTTAGCCTTATTAATTAAGATAGGCCAAATCAAAGAAACACCTAAAGAAAAAGCAACACAATCTAAGAAAGAAGAGGAATAACAATGGCCATATATCTAAACAATAAAGTAGGCGTTAAACTGGCTACTGCCGCTGCGCCTACTACACCATCAATCGATATTAGCGATGTTGTAACTAGCGCTGTTATCAATCAAATTGTGGACGAGCTAGAAATCACAGCCATGGGGGATGACGCACACCGCTTCACCCAGGGTTTGTCATCTGGCACATTTTCCATCGACTTTATGAATGACTGGGCTTCATCCGAAGTAATGCAGACATTAAATGATGCTTTCGGACAAACACTGTCAGTCTCAGTTATTACTGTTAAAGGTACTACTGTTTCAGCTGCTAACCCTACATATCAATTTTCAATTTTGGTCAATAACCTTACCCCACTGGGTCAAGGCGGCGTGGCTGAAATTGCAAATTCTAGTGTTACGTTTACACTAAACTCTAAGGTAACAGTATCACCTTCGGTACCATTTTAACTAAGGAGTAATAATGGCAAAGCTAAAGATAACAAGGGCTAATGGTGAAGTATCTGAGCATAAGATAACACCAGGTGTCGAGTACGCTTTTGAAATTAAAAGAGGTATGGGAATAAGCAAAGCCCTGCGTGAAGAAGAAAAGCAAAGCGATATTTATTGGCTAGCTTGGGAATGTTTACGTAGGGCTGGTGCACAAGTATCTTTATTCGGTAACGAATTTATTGACAGCTTAGAAACTGTCGAGGTACTTGACGAAGAAAAAAAATAATACAGCGGGATTCAATTCTTTACACGATAGCGATGCTATCTGTAGAACTTAGAATACCGCCTAAAGAGTTCATAGATATGGATTCTGAAATGTTTGCCGCAATCGTGCAAGTATTGACGGATCGAGCCAAGGAGATCAAAAATGCCAGTAGAAGTCGTAGGCGTTAAAGATGTCGTTAATGGCTTAAGTTTTATTGATGAAGATTTAAGAATAAGGATTAGCCGTGCAATAGATCCTTTAATGAGACAGGTGGCAGATAAAGCTAAAAGTTTTGTGCCATCTGACTCAGAGGTTTTGTCAGGTTGGTCTAAACCATTATCTTCTGTAGTAGAAAGACCATTTCCAAAATTTGATAGTGCTGTAGTTAAAGCAGGTATTGGATATAATCCTGGCAAGAATAAAACTTTAAGAAATGGCTGGCAAGTAAGCCAGTATGTTTACAATGTCAGCCGAGGTGGTTCTATTTACGAAACCGCAGGCAGATTAAACCCACAAGGCCGAGCACCATTTACATTTAAGCATGAAGGCAGTGGTACTTATGTTAGAAAATCTGCTAAGAGCCAGGCATTAGATTATTACAAATCTAATAACCCATTTGCTAGCCAACAATTTATAGCGCAATTAGAGCCAGTTACTAAGCCTAAGAGAATACCTGGTACACGTGGTGCTACTGGTAGAAAAATGCAAGGTCGTTTAGTTTACAAAGCCTGGGCACAAGATAGCAATAAAGTTTATGAAGCAATACTAAAAGCCATAGATAATACAGCTGTAGAATTTACACGCAAAACAGCGATTAAGAAGGTTGCGTAATGGCCAATATATTTGTAGCAGCGGCAGCAACCTGGAATGGTAAAGCGTTAAAAACCGCTAAAAAAGATGTCAGCGTATTTGATAAGCAAGTTAAAAAATTAGGCACAACCTTACTTGGTGTATTTAGCGCTAGAGCCTTATACAATTACAGTAAGAATGCGGTTAAAGCATTTGCAGCCGATGAGAAGGCAGCTAGATCTTTAGAAGTACAATTAAAAAACACAGGTTTTGCATTTAGTTCACCAGGCATAGAACTATACATATCTAATTTACAAAGAGCTACAGGCGTATTAGATGATGAACTACGTCCAGCATTCCAGCAATTATTGACAGTAACTGGATCTATTGGTAAAAGCCAAGACGCATTAAACACAGCATTAAACGTTGCAGCTGGTACAGGTAAATCATTATCACAGGTAACTCAAGCATTATCCAGGGCATATGCAGGTAATACACAGGGATTAAGTAGGTTAGGTGCTGGCTTAAATAAAACTTTATTAAAAGCTGGCGACATGGACGAAATCATGGCTGAACTTAATAAAAAGTTTTCAGGTCAAGCAGCGGCAAGATTAACTACTTACTCTGGCAAAATGGATTTATTAAAAGTTGCCTCAGAAAATGTTAAAGAAGAAATTGGCAAAGGCATTATAGGTGCTTTAGAAGCATTAGGCGAAGATACTAATATAGAAAAAGCCACCAAGCAGATGGAAGAATATGGTCGCACTACTGGCGATACTATTAGGGGTCTGGGTGTATTTGTTAAAACATTAAGTGATATTCCAGGCATCGGGTTAGTTGGCAAAGCATTTTACGAAACCAGCACATTAGGTTTATTGGCAAGATTAGGTAAAGAAAATAGACCTGCGAGAGAGTTGCCAGCCAACGAACAACGCAGTTCTAGCAGAATATATGTTCAACAACTTAAACAAGAAAAAAGAGTTGCAGATCAATTAGCCAAAGCCAGGGCAGAAGAATTACGCTTATTGGGTATTAAGAATGGTATAGAAAATAAAAATGTTAAAGAACTAGAAAAGAAGTTTGATTTAGAGCGTATTGGAATTACCCAGGCGCTTAATGCTGCAACCGATGATGAAACTAAATTACGCTTAAGAGCGCAATTAGCCATATTAGATAATAATGAAGCCTTAGCTAAAAAGTTATTAGCTGAAATGGAAGCGGCAGAAGCATTAAAAAAATTGGCAGAAGCAGTAAATAAAGCTACTGATAGTTTAGTAACTGCGTTTGATTTATTAAGTAAAGCAGTAAAAGATCTTATTATTTCTTTTGGTGTAAGCCCATCTCAAGTTGGTCCTGGAGGAACTATATTACCAAGCGCGTCCGGCGGTAGATCTAATATTGGTAATCTTGCAGAGGTAGCTATAAACAATCCAGAGTTTGGTTATAGTAATGAAGCCAGAGCATTAGGCTTAGCATTAGGATTTACACCAGGTATAAGCATGGGTGGATCAGGACAAGAAATGAGAGTAACTGTAGATGTATCGGGGGCTGGCGATAAGTTAAGCCAGGCTATTGCAGAAAGTATCCAAGTAGCCACTAGAAATGGATACAGCACAGTACCTGCTGGACAAGGGTTCTAATGACA